ACAATTTGATTTTTAGATACTCTAAACAGCCCATCAAAATACTCTTGCGTTGGTCTGTTTTTATCCCAATCGGTTTTATGGTATCTAAAATCAGGATATTTTGTATAGCTATTTGGGCGGCTTGGCTTTGTTCTTTTCTTGGAGTTATCCATTCCAATCCCATACGGAGGGTCAACCACCGCCAAATCAAAATACTTGTCAGGATAGCGCGCCATTACAGCCATGCAATCTTCATTAAATACGATACTTTCAGGCATTTTTATTTTGTTTAAAATTTATTCGTCTGAGTTTTCAACAGATTTGTCAAATTATCCCTTTTGCACTTTTTCGTAGACCTCCTCCCAAAAAAAGAAACCCTCTTTAGACGAATGCCAATCGAAAGAGTTGAATATAGCATCTTCTAATGATTGCTCTGTAAGATTATCTATTGATTCGGGTAAATGGTAAACCGTAGCATTAACAATCGCTTTATCCCGAATCTCTTTCGGAAGCATCCCAAACCATTCTTTAATTGTTTTCATGTTATTGTTTGTTTTGTTTAAAAGTTAATCTTGTTGGCTGAATGCCGTGTTGTTCAAGTTCAGCCTTAATAACTAAGTCAATAGCGAATAACTTTCCTGACTTATTCATAAGTTGATAGCAAGCCTTCCTGCAATAAATCACACTACTCGTTTTGAAGGGGTGCGCGAACTCTTGCCCGATTTCTTTCAGCCCTAGCCGCGTATATCGCCAAAGAAAGAACATAATCAGATGCCGTGTTTTCACCAGCGCGTCCGTTCGTTTAGCCGTGTTCACATCTTTCCACTTAACACCCATTGCTTTGCAGCAGGTGTCTTTGATTAGTTTGATTTTCTGTTGTTTGGTCATGGTTAAAATATCATTTTCAATCGCATCTCAATAGCTTGCACGGTGTTGGTTACGTCATCATACACGCCCAACTCACTTTTAATCTTATCCCTAGCGTGAATAACTGTACTGTGGTCTTTGTGCTTTGCTTCACCTTGTTTTGGACAACCCGTAAATAAAGCACCAATTAGCTTTAACTCCATACCGCTATGTTTGGAAAGTATGTACATGGCAATTTGCCGCCTCCGTACAACTTCGCGCCTCCGCGTTGGATTGCTCAGTTCATCCCATGTACATCCGAAATATTCGCAAATCTGCTCTTGAATTAGCTTTGCTTTTTCGTGTGGGAAGTAGGCTTTTTTGGTTGCATGGCTTAACCCTGCGAACACCCATGGGTTAATCATTTTATTCCTTGTTGCTGTTAGTTGCATTTGATTTTGTCTTTAAGTATGTTCAAATAACTGCTTGCCTCCGTTGCCTTTTCGAGTATCAGCTTAATGTGTTCTTCATCGCGCTTTACGGGTATAATTTTTATATGCAACTTTTCATCAAATAGGCGGTCATCATAGCTAATAAAGTCGCAGGTGTCGCGCTCACACAAATACATATTCAGTTGCATTTGGCTGTAATATTCAGGCTTTAAGTCGCGCAAATCTTCGACCGTATCGCAAAGCAGATATTCGAGGTGGTTTTTGCTTTCAGGGCATTTAATCTCGCAAATACGGTCAGCAAGTATAATATCAGGAGTGCCGCCAACATTAAAAGCATCATCCCAAAAGAACACATATCCGCCAATAGAAGTGTAAATAAAATCTTTGGAGTTTATGTCAAGGTCAAAAGCATTGGCATACGCTAAAACAGCTTGCGGCTCAAGTTCATTGCCGCGCTGCATTTGAGCGTTGTAATAGTCAGGCGCAGGTGGTGCAATCATTTCGGATAAAATTTCTTTAACGTACGTTTTAGCGCCAACACTTAGCCCCGTTCCGCTTTTAGCCTTAGCTAGTAAGCGGTTAATTTGTGAGGCTGTAAACAATCCGCGCCTAAATCCTTTCCAATCTTCTTCTGTTTCAAAAACTTTACGGTTAATCATTGCTTAGTTTCTCCTTATTACTTTTAGTGAATGCCTCAAATATATTTTTGTCAGGCGTAAATTCTACAATATCCTTTCGATTAAGGTTAGCGCCAAATAAATTGCCAAACATTTGAGCAGCATCTTTGATAGCTACCGTCTTTGCAATCGGAAAAGCCATTGATAGCGCTCCGTTGTTTATGTTCACAAGGTCGGCGGGTGATGTTCCCTTAGCCGTTTGAAGCTGTGCTGCGCCAATCCCATCGTGGAAACTCCATTCACCAGTCAAAGGCGATTTGAAATGTACGCGAACTGTAACCCACACCCCGTTAAATGCAGTACCCTGTCCCGTAATTTCAATACGGTACTCTTTGAATATCTTACGAAGCAACAATTCGATTTTGTCTATTGGCAGGTATTTATACCCCTTAATGTATGGATGTTCTTTCACCCATTGTTTCGGAGGTTGCGCGTTAAGTAGTGCGTTTAGCGCATCATTTTTATAGGCTAGTTCAATGTCGCCAGTTAAATCGGCTAGCGTTGGCAGTTTGTTTTGTTCCATTTGATTATTGATTGTTTTGTAATGAATAAATCTCGTTAAGTGTCAGCCGTTGCAGTATCAGCAGATGCCAACAGAATAGCATGTTCCGCATATTCGGGAACAGTCCGCATTGTAAGCAGAATATTTTGACTTCGCTCGGTGAAATGTTTGGTTTGTTAATCATGTGTTCCATTTTAATTATGTGCAAAAGTATATTTTGTTTTGACAATTACACTATATCCACAAAAAAAGATTTGTTAATTATTCGTAGGTGTCGGAGTAGTATTGTTCGGCTGCTTTTTCGCGCTCATCTTTTGGGTAATATGAAGTGTTGTCAAATTTGTAGGCATCAATAGTCTGCTGCTTTTCGAGGTCTTTTGCTTGTTCAAAATCTTGCAATGTTAGATACGGCTCTGTTTGCAGTCTATTATAAAGCCAATCAACGGCTGTCTTTTGCTTACTCATTTTCATCTTGTTTTTCTTGCCAAATAATATCCCGTAAACAATCCTCACACACTCTAATCTCCCCCATGCGTTTGTCGTTGTGGTTAATCAGCAAATCTTCCTGAACTTCTGCTTTACAATCAAAACATTGCTCGGTTTCGATGTCCTCGATATCTGCATAGCTTCTGTAATCGGGGCTGAATAGCCAAAATATCATTATCCCGTCCTGCGATACCCTACGCTGTGCCTGCCGTTCGCGCTTGACAATCTCATCCATCACGGGCTGATAATGCCTAAAATGCGCGTTAAAGTCGCTGTGGTCGCCTTTGTATATTACAGAATCAATCGCTACTATCCAATCAGGGTAGTGCTTAGGCGTTACTTTGTCTTTGGTTTCGTAGTAGGTAGCTACAAAGTGTTCAATTGTTGTTTGGTTCATAACAGTTCAATTTCGATTTTTACTTGTTGATAGTATGTTATATCTTCAAATATTGCAGGATATTCTGAATAGATTAGCCCGTTACTGTTTTTCTGCAATACTCCTAATATCTCTTTTACGCAAATAATCGCGCATTGTTTGGCTCTTTCCCATTGTTGTCGTTTGTAGGATAATGCACCGCCATCTGGACAAATAACCTCCATAAAGCTTTCAACAAGTTCCTTCGCTTTTTCTTTTGGATTCATATAATAATTATTGCTAGTGAAAAAATAATAATCCCTCCGAATAACAGCACGCAGCCCGAATAGAACAGCGCGGTGTCTAGTTGTTTGTAGTTGATGTTCATTGGTTTGGTTTATGCAACAGCAAATTTAAAGCCTTTATCTTTTCTAAGTTCAATATGATAGGCGCTTACTCCTTTTTTAATGTCTGATTTTGAATTTGCCCAACAAGTAACACCGTTGAAATCAAATTCTACTGCAACGTTTAATAAATTTGCTATTCTAATTGCTTCTGAATATGCTTCATTAATAGTATCGACTGCGCTAAACTCTAACTTTATTGTAGCCATTTGTCTTTTTTACAACCCAAACAATTTATCAATATTCTGCTCAGTTGATTCCGTTGCAAGTCCGTAGTTAATCGCGTTGTGGATTACTGGTCTGCTGCGAAATGTTTGCTCCGCTATCCATGCGAATGTACCAATGCTTGGCCTTAGCTTTTGCCACTTTGCCACTTTTTTTGGGTCAACTTGGCGAACCTTTTCGATGTACGTTGATTGTTTCATGGTTGTTTATTTAGTTAATTTATTAATTGCGTATTGCTCAAAATCTTTTTCTATTTTTTCTTTAGCTTGCTTTGCTGTTAAACCATCTGCTAACATTACTATTTTTTGCAGCATCTCTAATTTAGATTGTAGATTATTTTCCATTTGTTATTATTTACGCAGCAAAGATAGATATTGTTTTGACAATTACAAAAAAGAATTGTTAAAAGAAAAGCCCCTGAATAATCAGAGGCTATGCTGCCATAACTTATGCCTTTGGCTATTCGTTTACGCAACTACAAGACCACCGCTAGTGTGCTAATCTTACGGGAAGCAATCGTGGTACTGTTGCCGCAAAGATATAAAACTTTTCTATTTTCCAAACACTCGCCAATACGCGCCAACCATGTGCGCTTGACCTCGAATGTCATAACCGTAAAAGCCATTAAATGACTTATACGAAACAGCAACAGACGGAGCAGCTACAAAGTTAGTAGCGGTATTATTTACTCCTACAATAGCGCCTATGTACACGCTAGGCAAAGGCTTTTTTACTTTGGTTATTATCTCTCTGATTTCGGGTTTCAAATTAGCGTGTTGCAACTTAAAATCTAACAGCGTGCCCAATACCGTAGCCGTGTAGATTATTTTGTAGTTGTTTGATTCGCGCAATGTATCGGAATAGGTGCAAGTGTCGGGCAGTTGCGCAACAATTTCTTTGGCTATTATTCGTATCGTATCGCATGGTATCGTATCAATTCGGCTAATCGCTTCTACTTTTGCTTTGTTCGGTTTTTTGCTGATTACTTTCGGATGTGTTACGGCTATTTGTTTAAGTGTGGTATCTCGGTAAATAGTATCATGTACAACACTCACTACTTCGCCACAATTGCGCTTGCCGTAATGATAGCCAGCGCAACCGCCAACACATGAGAACAGCACCACAATAGCAGCGAATACAAGCAATAATATTTGGTTTGGTTTCATTAGTTTTGATTGGTTTCTTCGTCTTCAAAGATAATTTCTTCGTCTATTTCGATAGCCTCAACTAGCTTCAATGACTTTTTGAATAGTCCAGGCGCGTCAAGCTGCACAGCCTTAGTTAGCCCCTCATCGTAATTTACAGCATACACGGTAATTTGCACCTCATTAGCGCTAATCGGTTCGGTGTATGCAAATGTTATCTGCCACATCATATTTTTCAATCATTTTATTTAGATACCATTGTGCTTTTTTTA